ATTGTTAATAGTTCCCTTAGATCTGTCAATACACCTCTGTTGGATGTATGTATGGTCTTTAAGATATAATTTGCATATAAGATTATAGTTGATAGTGGTAATGAGAATCCACTACCTATATCTTTCTTAGCCATCTTCAATCCTCACTTTACATAATAATCACTCCTTTAATAATTCAATCAATTCTTCTGGAGTGATGTAAGTATAACCCTTACTGTCATTTATATATCTACTTAGAATATCAAACTCTGTAAGGCTCTTGTCAGTAATATAATCAAACTCTTTACATTGCTCAAGCACCTCTTGAGACTGTCGTCTGATTATGTCATTCTTATAATCACACTTTATAGATATTGTTGGGTTATTTCTATAAAATGATTTCAAGATATTAATGTTTTCATGCTCTAAAGTAAACTCCATACGAATATTATTTACCCCCTGAGCTTGACGTTGTTTAATGAATTCAATAATCTTTTGTGGATCATCTTTAATCATCTCATCAAAGTTTATTGTATCATATCTATAAGACTGTATTTCTTCAAAGTGAACGTAATACTGTCTCGTAGTTATATTATGTAATAGAATTAAATATCCCTTAGGTTGCTCTTCCCCATAGCACCATCTATATGGTGAACCACAGTAATAGAAGTCTTTCTCATAACAACCTTGGACGTGTACATGACCTGCGATGACTGGTCCCATAGAATACTTGAAATTATCCATTCCAAATACTGGACTCGGTGCATCTAAGTCAATTTTATCTTTTCCATATATAGCACCTCTAATTGTACCATGCATGCATACTGCATCATAGTAGTTATTATAGAGGATATTCTCGTAAAACTCTCTTCCCATTCCTGGCACTTCAGGTATACATAGGATGCGTTTTTGTTTTACATATTCAAATTTTATAGTTTCAATTACACGTACATCTACTGATGGATCATTCATATATCTATAGAATAGTTTAGTTTGATTAGCATCATGGGATGGTGTACCATGTAATATAAATAAAGTACATTGTTTAGTTCGACATACTTGAACTAATTCATCTACAAACTTCAATGCATACATAACCGCATCGGAATTACTCATAAACTTATGGTGGAATAGATCACCATTAATTGATATCAAGTCTAAGTCTAGCAACTTGATTCTATCTATAAATTGATTCTTAAGAATCTCATATTGTTTAGCTGGATCGAATACACCAAAATGGATATCCGATATATGTGCTTCCGTTAAAATATTGTCTTTCATAATTACCTCGATGAAAGAAAAGAACCTGTAAGGATCCTTGAAGGACCTTACGTTTATTTATTAAACTGTTAGACGGTTAATAAAAAAATAAATTTCCCAAGGGACCGAAATCCCTTGGGAGTATGATTTATTTATGCATTATCATACAGAAGCATTTAAAGAAATTATTGTCATCAATTTCACTTGGATCTTTGCTATCTGTACTAGCATATCGATATCTAATAGCTTGATATTTATTAGACTTCTCTATACGTCCAAGATCATTTGTTAATACTACACGAGCTACATCATTATCAGTGAAAGTAACTCGTTCAGTATTGGATTTATTGATAAGATTGTCTAGAGATTCTAATGAATCAGTATTCATAAATCTTCTATACATAGGCTTTAGTTCATTGATTTTAATACAACGAACTACATGACCTGTATCAACAATAATATCATTATCATCTGCTTTATCTGAAAGTACATATCCGTTGCATGCTACCTTTTCAAATAACTCAGATACAATTAAGTCTGGATCGGATACACCCTTTAGTGTACTAATAGTAATATCTGTAACTTCACCGCTATCATAGTTATAGACATAAGATACTGTACCAAATCTTACTGGTATAATCATCTTATATTCTGGTTTAAGAAGATCGAAACCTAGTACTCTATTATCAAATACTTCTTCTCGTTCTTCATGATAACAACGATATTGATCATCAAAGATATCTACATGATCTTTGATCAAATTAATTGCCATACGTAATTGTTTGAAACTTATATTGTAGCTTTTACCTGCCATCGGTTATATCTCCTTACAATACTTCATTAGATTAATAAATGAGTTCATGAGTTTATTGATAAGATTAATGAATAAATACTCATCGATCTTATTAGTGATTTCTAACTCACGATCTCTAAATTTGTTACTAGAAACTATCTCATTAGTGATAGTATTCTTAATAGAAATTGTAATGATTGGTTTATCTTGATTTAAACCAATAGTACAATGACTAGTTTCATTAAGACTAAATTCAATATAAATGAATCCAGACTTTGAATATGTTATAGGAAGACCATCTTTCATATCCTTAGTGTTATGGAAGAAGAATGATATCTCCGCTATTTTAATGAATGCTGCCATCTCTCGCATCATATCATAAGATGGAGAAGTATGCATCAATTCATTATAATATTTTCCTAGCTTATAATTATATATCCATCTAGGAAGGAACCAGCTAGGTGCTGGTTCCGTTACTTTATCAAAGAAAATATTATCCATTATATCCTCCATCAAATATCATAGCCTCTTTGGCTAAGGTATTCTTTGAAATCAAAATCTTCATTAGATTGATTCATAGCTGTAATAGCTAGGATATCCATGAGATCTAGATACATTTCTTTTGCTTGCTCTTCTGTCATGAGTTCCTCCTAACTGAGCTTGCTCTTATTAGTAGATTCCAGCCACATATTCATATCCATTGTATGAATATAAAGCACAATCATATCTATAGCTTCTCTATACATAGATATTTGTTCTTCAAGAGTTAATGGTACGAATCTATCATCATCTAGACCCATTCCTACTAGACCTCTAAAGTTCATTTGCGTATCAGAAGCTATACGAGCTATAAATAGTTTATTACCATCACGATAAGTTAATACATGCTCTACTTCAGCATATTCTATCTTAACGTCAGGGTTATCTGAAAAGGTAGAAACCATTCCAGTGCAGATTAGTTTAGTACCAATAGATGTATTAATGAAATTTGTACTAGTACCAGACTCAATATCTCTTTCAGTACCATATATAGATGAATTAAATACTGTTAGGGCATGTGGAACTGTACGCATCAACAAATCATTTCTACACTTATCGAAAGTATTTATTAATGAATAATCATCATTAAATAGTTTTTCTCGATACATTTCAAAATCATTGAGTAGTTTATCTGCTCTACTAAATAATGCATCTAATGTATTAAGGATATCTATATCCTTAGCTAAATCAGTTCGACGCATTAATATTCTACATTCTGCAGTTTCATCAGAAATAACTACTTTAACGAATATATCCATTCTTCTATCATAATAGTTTGTCAAGTTAAGTTCACTATATAAGCCTTTATGGATAGTAAAGTTATCATGATATATTCCATTAAATACTTCAAGCATAATCTCAGAGTTATTATATAATTCAGTAGTTTTTGAATTAACATCAGATAACTTTTCAATGAGCACTCTGAGTTTTTCTAATTCAGGTCTACTTAATATATCGATTATATCTACTAGCTTTGTCTCTTTCTTTTCCATTAGTTTGACTCCTTAGGGATCTTCTTAACAATTCCAATTAAGTCAAACTCATCGCTAATAGCTACAGTATTACTCAAGCTATATGCTGAGTTTACTACAATGATATTCTTAAGCATATCATATGTAATATAAGTACTATATTTTGCATTGACTTTGATAACTGTTCCGTTAACATCGACCCATGCATTATCAGTACTAATTGCTTTAGGATCTCCATTTGATTTAAGATATTTAGCAATAGCTTTTAATCTCTTATATAATAGATCCCCAGAGAATCGTTTCTCTGATTTGATTACAGTGAACTGATCATATGTGGAACGTAGTAATTTAGCTACACTTCCTTCAGTTGCTGGTTTATAATCAATACCTAAATCATCAAGCATCATATTTAAGATTAGATTCAATGCTTGATATGATTCAAAGGTAATAATAGAATTAGATTTGATATTAAAGATAATATCGTCGGTATCTAATAGGGCTACAATCTCTACTGCACAGTAATTACCAACAAACTTAAATAATATAAGTCCATTATGAGTATTACTTACATGAGAGAATATCATTTCTTGTCCATTAGCACCTGCTTTGTAAGTACCAATAGAGATTTCTTCTGCTGCTACTTTCCTTGCTAATTCCAAAATACCGTTAGCATAGCGAGAATAAAGTTTGTTTGGATTGATCAATTTCATAACTGTTGATCTCCTTTCTAAGAAAAAATAAAATAAGGGAGTGTAAGGTCTTGGCGGACAGATTTACGTTCATATTGATGATATAGTTTATAATGCGGAGTTCTCACGCTTACGTATTCGCATTTGTAAGTTAAGAGAGAGATGAGAACTCTGAAAAGGTTTTCATGTGTTGTGTTTGTTTTGTATGAGTGTTAGTGTATTTTGTTGAGAGGGTCCGCCAAGACCATACACTATAGGAGTGTGTCATCTATCACAGGGATTGATAGATGGATATCGATTCCTCGATATCACCTAAATAATATGTAACCAAAATAATGTTTACCTAGCTCGAGTTCTAGTATCTTCATTCATACGATCAAATAATGTAAAGAATATAGTACCACATATATTATTTTTAACTATATAAAATAATTCAGTACTTTTAAATGTTTTCTTATCCATGAAATCCATATTACCAGAATTCAATAAACACATATATAGACTTACCTCTATATCTTCCATATATTTATCTGGAATATCATATAAGTTATAATCAGTATTATTAAAAAACCCATGATTGATTAAGATATTCTCAGCAGCTAGTTTGAATAACTCTACGCTATTATCTTCAGCCAAAGTATCATATAAACTATATGAGTCTACTTCAATAACTCCTTCAAAATCATAATGCTCTACATCTTTAAGATATGATTCTTTTTCAAATCGCTCTAAAGATCTAAAGTTAAATTTAGAAAGATCTATCAAATCAGAATTTCTTTTATCACTAATAAACCAATCTTTATACCATGAAGTCTTTCTTAGATCATTCAATAAAGATACATCATCTAGATTAACTATCTCTTTATATAGATTGAATATATTCATAGAGCTTAGTAATAGCTCTCTATTCAATCTTTCGCCAATAAATATAGTTAAAGCTTTACCACGATCTCTATTATTAAGATCTTTTAGTTCATAGATCTTAGATAGAGTCTCTTGTAATAACTCTGTATATGTCTTATCCATTATAACCTACCTTGTAATACGTTAATATATATAAAATGACCAATAGCCATAACTATAGCATCTTTGTTATAAGATTTATTAGTTGGATTCTTTAGATTAACCTTTTGAGACTTTCCTTGATAGTATATATCAAGATTACTATTATTAATAGACCATCCTAAGTGCTTATCATTATCAATATATGTATCACCATCTAATATTAGTATAAATGGATCATTAACTGATAATAATTTATCAAAGAGTTCTAATAGATTCTTCATATCAAATAAGAATAATAGACCACATAACCAAGTTAATTCATTTGATGTCTTAACTGGAAATATATGATCTTGACTTCTAAGAAAGTAATTACTATCTGTAGCATTCTCAGGTAATGTACCATCTATCTGATGGTCTACATATTTACTTATAGCTATATCTTTATCTAATTTAGTATATTCATAACAGATACTGTATACATTTTTCTGCTTAAACAGATCGATTAGAGTCATTAAAGTATTCATCATATTTCCTCCTTTGTTTATAGGAATGTCTTTTGATTAATAAAAAAATAAAGCCGATGGATCATAGTAATCCATCGGCATATTATTATCTTGGATATTTTGCTCTAATTGCTTTAATAACTCCATTTAAGAAGTGATTACTTGGTAGCATATCTTTTGGAGTATTTACTTTTTCACTACCAACTATAATCTTAGCTATTGGAGATACATAACCCCAATCATCTTTACTTGTTCTAATCTCAATAGATTTAGTTTCTCTATTCAAAATAATGAATCTTGATAACTCTCTATCAAGTCCTTGATGATCAATGAAGTTAGTATAGATGAACCAATACTTATCATACATATCTTGGACTATATTACCACCATGAGCATATTTAGTAATACGTCCAAGTTCATCTTTAATAATCTTTGCTGGTAGTTGTTTATAATTACCAAGCTCAGATTTATCAAAATCAAATTCTTTAATCAATGC